CGAAGTCTTCAATCTTGGTGTAAGGTTGAGACGGATCAATGAGGGGATTGATACGAGACATGATGGCTGCACCTTCACGGATGGAAGTCTGCAACGATTCATAGGTCCGCAAGTCCCCTACGTTCTCCTCAACATGGGAGCGACCGTAGTGCTCACCAATAGTGGGCTTCCACCTAGCAGCAACGAAGGGGTTGTGATTGAGAATCTTCTCTTCAACAACCACATCCTTCAGCTAGACCTTGATTTCCCATCGGCCTCCACCCAGATGCTTAGCATGCTGGTAGAGGGGGATACCCTGAGCTTTGTCTTGCTCTGTAATTTCAAGATCAGAGTCTTCAGGAACATAGCTGGCATCAATGGCGTCTCGTGTAATAACCTCAACCATCTTGCCATCAGGCTGGCGAATGAGAACATAGTTGTCTAGTCTGTAGACACGCCATGCTCCATCATCCGTCTTCTACAAAAGAGACGAGCCGGTGATAGCCAAGTGTTCAATAGCCATCTGAATGGCAAGACGAGCGTTGCTGATTTCGAGTGAAGAAGTAATCCTCCGCTCTAGTTCAGCTAGATCAGAGTCGAGGTCGAATCTAGCTTGGTCATCAGACTAGAGAGAAATAATCTCTTCCTCGTTTAACTGTTCAACATCCAAGGCAGCCCGGATGTAAGGGATCCCAGCCGGGACCGCTGCGGTGACAATACGAGAAGCAAGATTAGTAACCAGCTTAGCTCCCAAAGAGGAGTCTGGCACCACCAAGTTGGTGTTCTCGTTGAAGCCGTCAGCAGGGAGGATAGATGGTAGAGTTAACTCAGCATATTCCCTTGCTCGCTAGAGGTGGGAAGATCGAAGAGAATCGTAAGTGTTGAATAAATCAGAGAGGGGACCACCACCCTGATTAGTGCTTGAAACAGAAGAGAATAAAGCAAAGGATTGAGGCATTATTCACTCCTCTAAGGTAACTTAAGGCCTGAACCAGCTTGGGTGGTCAACCCTGTGATAAGGGAAGACCTCCCACTGGAGTCAGCTTTGCGCTTTCTACGTCTAAGTTCATTGTCTAGACTCTCTAAAGTATTTCTTTTAGGAGTCGGAGGGAGTGGTGTAGATTTCTCTGGACTCCCGAATAAGAAACCCATGGTATTCCTCCAGTAAGATCCAGAGTAGATCTAGGGGATGCAGTATAGTTCTTTCTAAGAGAGAAGTATAAACAGGTAAAGTACTGAGTACGTTAATGATGTGTGTATGGCATAGAGGTAAAGGATCTATAGGCCTATAGTCTAAGACTGTGCTTAGTAATTCTAAATAAGAAGTAAAGGATAGTGTAGGTAGTATTAAAGTATACTACTCTGGGATTACCCTATTCCATTGGTCTATATCGGTTAATATGTACCCTCTGTTTAGAGACATATCAACTACAGTTTCCCCTACTCTTAAGGTACAATGGGTAACCCTAGGTTTCTAAAGTATCTTAGGTAGCCATAGTATTCTATTCAGTAAAGACCCACTAGTAGTGAACATTACTGAAAGCGTTGTATCAATAGGGGCGCAATTACCCTGTACCCGTGGATCCAAAGCCCCCTGATCCTCGTTCTGTATCATCTAACGCCTCCTTAATGATGAAATCAAGGCGGCTGACAGGGCATATCACCCCCTAGGCAATGCGGTCACCCGGCTTAATGATATCCCCACGGTGGAGGGTATGGATAAGCACCTCAATCTCCCCTCGGTAGTCGCTATCCACGGTGCCGGGTGAGTTGGTGCAGACAATACCTCTACTAGCCAGCCCACTACGGGATCGAATCTGTAATTCATACCCCATGGGGACAGATACACGCAACCCTGTCTTTACCCTAACAGGGCGAAGAGAGGCCAAGGTAATTGGGGCAGTAATTGCAGCCCGAATATCAAAGCCTGCTGCCCCCTCGGTGGCGTATACCGGAGGGCTGTTAGAATATAGTCGTTTAGTAAAGTCATCTACAAAGCCCCATTCAACGGACGGGGCAGGCGCCGCCTTCGCACTCTAAGGTTTCTATGAGGGTGTCTTCTTCGGTGGTCCATTGGACCGGGGTGAGCTACTTGAGGTAGGCATCGTACTTCTCCTTAGTTATCCTTTCTTGGGGATGGTAAGCATACATCTTGTCATCTTTCAACATGAATGAGACACCTACAACGGTATCCCAATTATCATACAACCACTTAGTAATACCTGATACTTCATCTTCACTATACCGGACAGTGATGCTAACATTATGGTCGCACCATTCATCCATGTACTTCTTGTATAAATCAAGCTAGTCTAAAGCAGAATCATTCACTACATCGGGTACATTATCACCATGATCTACAGGTAGGCTGAAGATCATGGCTTCTTTATCAAAGGGGTTAGCGAAACTCTTATATCCAGCCTTTGTTAACGTATCCGTCATACTGGAATGAACAGAGAAGTTAACATTATACAGCATGTACCTCCCCAAGGGGCTGTGGATACCTGAAGTAGTGTCCATTAGCTTAGATATGGTACCACTAGGCTTAATGGTGGTTACAGCCGTGGGTCTGCCGAGGTTCAACTCATCAGCCATGGAGTTAGCACCATCTTTTGCCGCTGCTCGTAGCACCTTCAGATTAAACTAGGGAGCCTCAGCGATGCCAGTGATCCCGACTCCGCATAGCCGTAGGGCTTCGTTGGATTGGTGCCATCCGGGGCTGAGGATTCCGTCTCGGAGGTCAACTACGGTTTGCCGGTAGTTGGCGCGAGCAAGCAAATGTAACGATTTGAGGGCGTCGTCTGTATTGCTAAACCGAGAGAGGTTAAATTCACAGAGATTACAGAACCCGTGGTTTGGGAGTAGAATTTCTCCGCATGGATTTGTGCCTGCGAACCAAGATGCTCTACGAGAGGCAGCCTGAGCGTTATATATACCGGGTTCAGATCCACCACAGGCGACGAGATTGTGAAAGTCGCGTTCCAGTGTGTCTTGTGATGGTTGCACCCAGTGTACCAAAGAGTTATTGGATTGGGTTCTTTCCGGATGCTAAAGAAGAGTCTCTTTTGTCTTGTAGGTAGAGAACTAATCAGCTTCTCGGTGATGCGCTGGGAGAAGTGAAATCTAAGCAGACCTTCGTGTTGATAGGACAGTCCCGAGAAGGTTAACGACTTGGATAATATCCAACGCACAAAAGAGTTGACCTCTCTTTCTATTTCTAAGGTCAACAATGGACTGAAAGGCTTTTGCTAAAGGTGCGTAGCCATGACAGGTCCAACCGTATCCACGTAAGGTACTTCCGGCAGGCCGGATCTAAGAATAATCTAATACGAGGGTGTCTACACTAGGTACCGGGGTGCCGTTAATAAGCTTACCAACGGCTTTAGCCCACGCCTCAGCCGAGTCCCCAACCTAGATAATCCATTTGTTATCTTGTACTGTCTCAAAGTTAATGTCCCTTCCTTTATATCTGCCACCCTCAACTACTTCTAACTTCAGTTGCTTGGGGAAGCCCCGGAAGATTCCGGGTTGAGGTGTGAATCCTACTCCGCATCCTTGTAGTAGAAGCCAAAATACATCTACGATGTCATATACGGTATGGACGTTAGTGAAGGAGCAATTGAACTGTGACGCTGGGCGTTTGTATGCTACGTCGGTTCCTCCTAGCCATAGAGTTCGACCAGAGACGCAACCACGTCGGCTGTGTATAAGTCGGTAAAGGTCATCGTACTCCTCCTTGGGCATGGGAGCATACCCAGCCTACTCCATTAGGTTAATACAGCTATGATCACACACTCTCTTTACGGCTTCATCCCATGTCTCGAACCGATCCTCTCCCAATGGTCTTGAATAAGTACGTCTAAAGACTGCTTCAGCGAGGGCACTCCATGCCATTCGTCCTCCTTGGTATAGATTTTAACCAGATCATAGTTCATCTGGAAATCTTCAGCGGTATACCCCCGCGATGTGTATTGTTCTTCTAGCTCAGTAAGCATGTCTTCATGAGAAGACCGCACACGGGCTAACATATTATCAACGATTGCGGTAGCCCGCTTCACCCCAAGACCCTTAAGGCCGGGGATGTTATCTACACTGTCACCCATCAGGGTTTGAATGTACAACCAACGCCTACCTTCTTCTTCCGTCACCTCTTCTGGTGCCCAGTCCTTGTCAGGATTGAAGTGCCAGCCCGGTACTTGTCGTAGATCCTTGTCAATGGTAACGATTACCGTCTCGTAATCAATATCCTCAGTCTGGAGGATACCCATTACATCGTCTGCTTCGATACCCTCACAGACAAGGGCTCCCATCCTATTCTCGACATAATTATAACAGTTGTCCCGGTAGATGGGGCGGGGTTTATCCTTACGATTAGCTTTGTAATCAGGATAAGCCTCGTGTCTAAAGTTTTTCTTTCCCGGCAGAGAGTAGATGGGCACCGCAATGTCACACCCTGAGAGGGTGCCCCACTCCTTTGTCATATCTAAAGCAGAATCAAGACACGCCTTGAGTAACCCATCATCGTCAGGGTCCAGACGGTACTGGTGGTAGAAACAGGATTTGTAGACGACGATGTCTAAGTCAATCAGTGCTAGTTTAACTGCCTAAGTCGTCATGTTCTGTCCTTTCAAAGTGGATTAATGCTCCAATGTTAAACAACACCGCAGCGAGGTGGTCTTCCTCATCGTAAGCCTGCTCTCCTGTGAGCCGTTCCTTGCCCCACTCGTGGAGGTGACGCATAGCGGACTCATAACAGCGGGAGGTGGGCATCCCCTTCTCCCAATTACGTTCAGAGTACTTGACAGCCCCGCGAGCCATGAGGTTCGCCCACCGTTCGAGGGCTAGAGGGGATATGAGATCATAACGGGGCTTGCCTTCACTGCTGTCACGCTGAGCCCCTGAATCTAGGGTTACTGTAGTTCGTTTCTACTTACTCTTTAAGGCACTCAATTTCTCCATATATTCACTAAAGCTTATAGGTACCCCCTCAAGTTCCTACTTTAGTTGTCTAAGTTCTTCTTCCACCTATGTAACTGTTAATGCGTCTCCGCCCAATTAGCACCTACCTTATATTCCCCATCCATGGGGCATTTTACGTTTAATATGATACCAGCTTGGACGATGCAAGATACACCCAACTGGCCTACATCCTCAGCGATACTGGGAATACACTCAAGTTGCCATTCATCGTGGACATTAAGTAAGAACCTATAATCCTTCGGACTATATCGTTCCTTCAGTTGCTCATAGAATAACACAAGGGCTTGCTTCATTAGAATAGCGCCCGCACTCTGAATGATAGTATTCAAAGCTGTGTGGTCTGACTCATTGTGTAGCCGACGCTTATCTAACCCGATGAGATAACCAGATTGACCGGCTTTCTGTACATCCTCGATTAGCTGACCCAAAGTAGGCCATGACTTGATGAATAGATCCTTGTACTTCTGCTCTTCCTTCATGCTACGTCCTGTGATGGCCGCAAGGCGCTCGGCACCAGCCCCAAAGAGCCATGCATAGTACCACGTCTTAGCTGTAGTACGGTCAAGGTTCAGAATCTTGGCATTACGAGAGTGGAGATCCTCGTCCCCAAGGATCATAGTGATAAACTCACCACCATCGTAGGGTTCAAGGTAATGCCCCTTGAATCTACCCTCTAAACCAGAGGCGTCAATGCCCACCATCAGCATACCAGCACTAGCCTTGAACAGGGAGCGAAACTCCTTACCATAAGGGCTATACACTGCTGGGATCTGGCCCAGGTTAGGCCTACTGTGAGCCATGCGGAAGGTGCGAGTACCACAGGTGTTAACATACCCATATACCCGGCCATCTGGGTTAAGGTTCTTCATGATGGCGACTTGCCCATCACTCAACTGACCCAGCCGCTTACCTAGCATCATGTACTGGTGCAGCAGCCGGGCTTCGGGGTAGTCTAGACCATCTAGAACACCATCATCAATACTGGGGTTACCCTTCTCAGTGAGGGGTGCCACCCACTTGTACTTCTGCCGAAGACGGTCAGCAATCTGATTCCTAGAGCCGGGGTTGAACAGGTGTTCCTTGGTACGTGTGGGTCCGGGCACTAACCTGTTACGCCTCACCCCCTGAGAGACGGCTGCCTTGATTGTGGGGTACCGTGTATCATCAGGGCCGAGGTAGTAGACAGGCTTCTTCATCGTCTCTACACGAGGCGGGAACACAGCCTGTAGCTGATGCTCTAGATCAGACTTAGATACCCTAAGCTCTTGATCTAATCGGATGGCTGCCTCCTCATTAAAGGATACACCATTGAGCATCTGCTCTGCGATGATGTCTCCTACTTGCATCTCTAACTCGATGGTAGCAGCAGGGATCTGCTGGTGTTCCACTTCATCCATCAGGTAGTAGTGGAGGTTGATGAGGACATTAACATCCTCTTGGCAGTACTCTACCATCTCGGGGGTGAGCTTAGAGAAGTCCTTGAAGTCTAGCTTCTGGATCCCAAGCCGGTACCCCCACGCTTCTAGGCTATGCCTACCCCACAGTTCGAGGGGCAGCACCTTAGCCCAGCGTGTGCTATCCAACGCCATGATGGATGAGGCGGGGTAGCACAACCTAGATAGGATCAGGGTATCATGGACGCTGGTGGTGGAACCTCGGAAATGGCTTGCAGATACCCCAAGATCCCGCCTAAGAACAGGGTAGTCATAACCAAACCCATTATGGGCAACCAATAGATCAGCCTCTTCAAGATAAATCTTAAGTTCATCGTAGCCTCCGTCAATTCTTATCTGTGGGTGGTGTGTATCAGACCACGCCTTATAGGTTACTCCATCCTCTGTAGTTACGATACAAAAGATCTTCTTCACTTCGGGGTATAAGTTGTCCCCTTCGATGTCAAGATACACAACTTTCAAAAGGCCCTCACTTTCTCCCCGCTTGGGATCTAGTCATCAAAGCTGACGGTTCCGTTTTCGTCTTCTGCGAATGAAACTTCGTTGAGTCTTCCCGCCATTGCATCATACTTAAAGGCTGTAAGGCTGCCTGTGTATCCCGTAAAGCGGTCTTTAAGGCATCGAGCCAAGATGCAATCTCTTCGCACTGGGTCGCTACACTGTTGATCTCGTTCAAGTGCGATGACTTGATTAGAGAGTTGGAATAAACTTCCAGAGCCTCTAAGGTCTTGGCTTGTAATTCTTCCACCTTCCTCGTGAGGTTTTCCACTTGTCTTCCTTAAGTGTGTCACTGCGGTTAGGTTGCAGTTGGTTTCTTCTACTAGTGAACGGAGGTTAGTCATGAGGATATCAATATCCTTACGCTCATCACCTCCCGTCTGTCCTGAGATAACAATAGAGATATGGTCAAGGTAGATTGTCTTGCAACCTAAGCCGGTAACCATGAATCTAATCTTATTAATGAGTGAGTCACTGTCTAAGGAGCCGAAGTGATCATAGAGGAAGAGGTTGTTATCCTTAATCAACTCCTCTCTAGCATAGGTATACTCCTCAGGAGTTAGGTCGTCATTAAGATGGAAGTCAATGGTATCCTTACCCTTGGCAGCCATGAGCTTATTAACTTCTCTTGCAGCCAGGATCTTCCGAATAGGTTTGTTAAGTCTAAGAGACATGAGATCATGCAGGGTATCGGTGCAACTCTCTTCGAGCATAAGTACACCAACCTTATGCCCTTCCTATAGGTCGTGGTTGATAAGCTCCCTGATTAAGGTAGACTTACCAGAGCCAGAGCCAGCGGTGAACATACATAGCTCACCAGTGCGGCGAGCAAAGAGATGTTGGTTCATCTTAGCATAAGGCCATAGAATGATGTCAACCGCTTTACTAGTACCGCTCTTGGTGAGGGATACTTCCCTAGCTGCGAGGATACCATCAGGCCGAACAGCCTTGCCGTTCCATAGCTCAGAGTATAGCTGCTTGCCCTCCCCTGCCAGCCACATCTCATTAGCATCCTTACGAGGGAGGTTAACGATGTAGGCCTTGCCGGGAGCAATGCACTCCGCAGCAGCGTGGGCAGCCTTAACACCCGGCTCATCAGAGTCGAAGCAAAAGACCACCTCCTCGAAGGTGTTGAGCCATTCGAGGTTAGCTTTAATACTAGCTACTGCACTACTGGCGCCACCGGGGATGGAGACAACAGGGTACTTGCAGTCATAGATCTCTGCAATACTCAGGGCATCCATACAGCCTTCTGTAATGACTACCCGCCTGCCTCCACCCTTAAACTTCCACTGTCCAAACAGAGGAAGCTCAGTGATCTACTGGTTAGGTTCACTCTTGACCCAACGAAACTCCTTACCCGGCTTACGTAAGGACTAAGCAACTAAGGTATCGTGTACAAGGTACGGGAAGATGATAGTACCATCCTCCTATTTCTTTACACCGAAGTACCTACAAGTTTTCTCACTGATCTTTCTATCAGACAGACCAGCCACAATACCATTAGCCCACTAGCTAGTGGCCACACTTTCCATATGTTCTCCGTTCTCGTGATACCCACAGCCAAAGCAATGGCCGTGACCATCATCGTATCTACCTAAGTTGTCTCGGCTACCACACTTGGGACAAGCCTCATGCTGAATGCACTGTGACATGTACCCCCTAGTTCTCTGGATCTTTAACCTTAGTAGCCTTGAGTTCAACTACATAGCTATCATCTTTCCAGAATTCAATCTCGTTCATAACATCCATCACTGGCTTGCACAGATTATCGAGGTCCGGTACCGAAGTCGAAATCCGGGGCAGGGTAAATGACAGGGTAATACTCAAAGCTAACTGGTGGGGTGAAGTTGGAATATGCGGTAGCAGCGTCTTCGCTATCTGTTTCCTCCATGGCCCCACAGTTTTCTAGTCCGTGTACATCCACACCTTGCCGCCCTTGGTCACAGCACGAGGCCTCGGCTGTGGGCGGGGTGTCCCCGGTATCCACACATTGAGCAGTATAGTACTCATAGAAATCTCTCCACCCATTAAGGATAGGCTTACCCAACCAGCGGGCTGCCTGTCGTTCACGATCTGTACCGGGGGAGTCAGCTACAACGAACACAGCGTCAGCCCATGTCTCTACGACAGTGAGGTCAAGACGCATATAGTCTTCGTAGTCTAGGTCGGTACCATCCCATGCACCCGTCATCATATGGGGTACAATAGCATTGACTCCCATCTTCATGAGGGTATAGCCAATGCCAGTACAGATCTCTGTCCATGTCTCTGGGTCTTCAGTGTAGGGACCAGCAACGTATATGTTCATTCAGATCTCCACCGCCCCACTGTCACCCGTGCCGTTCTCATGGATACGAACCGTGTTGACGTACCGGGTGAGGTACGCCTGCCCCTTCACTACGTTGGGACGCACAGCAAACTCAAGGGTACCCACTGAACCGTGTCGCACCTGACCACCAGTCCATGTAGCTCCATCTTGATCCACAAGGGTGGGGGAATGGTTAGTCTTGAAGTTAACCAACACCACGTCAGGGTTATCAGAGTCTTGCGTCTGATTCTTAAGGGCGGTAGCTGCATCAAGCTTCTTCACCATGTCGCTGTCACCACGGTTGAGGTGGTTCTTAGGTGAGTCAAGGTAGTCAGCCACCGCATCCTTAATAGCAGGCACCATGCGGTTGTAGACATCAATGGGGATCTCGGCGGTCACCTTGTAACCCCCGTACTTGGGATCCTCCTCAGTGAGGTTGCAGTAGCGGAAGTTAACGGGGTTAGCAATTCGGAATTTCATCTGGGTTCCTTTTTAAATTTCGTGGTACGGAATGTACTCAGTCCAAGGGAGCTTACCCTTGGTGTTGGTTTCTACGATCATTACCCCACCTACGTTGCGGTTGGGTAGACCAATAGCATAAGGCTCTTCCACTATGGTAGAGTCTTGGAAGGCTGGGCATACATACGCAGCCTTAGGTAGCAGCCCTGTTAGTGAGGACAGCGTTGTCATCTGATAGGTGTGGAGATGACCAGTGAACATACACTGGCCCGGCCCGAGGAGGAGAGCATGAGCATGGGCTGCATGCTTACCACCTGTGGGCTTACCACCACCACCAATTACAGCATGACTAAATAAGCAATTGTCGATCTGATAAACATCTCGGTAGGGGTGAACAACCCACCCATAGCTAAGAGAGAAGTCTTCAATGTCAAAGTTTAGATCCTTATATCGCTGAGGATACTTAGCACTCAGCCGGTTCCATCGGTACTCATGGTTACCCATCAAGCGGTGATGCTCGCCGTACTCTACAGCACAGAGCATGTTCTCTACTTGTGTAGCTACACCAATCTCTTGGTGAGCCATAACCTCCATGTCTTCGGGTAGGCGTGGGTGATCCTTAATGGATTCCCAGTTGTTAGTGTCCCCCATGTCCATGAAGATATCAGGTTGAATGTTGTTGGCTAACTAGGCTAGCCGAGAGAATCTGTCTAGATCTGGGTCACCTACATGAGCATGAGCATCAGTAAACAGCAGTACTCTAGCCATTAAGTCACCAGACTAGTTAGCTCAACATACTGACCCTGAAGCACAGCAAACTCAGCTTTTAATTCCTGAAGACGGCGATTCATTAGAGATTGGACATCGTTTATATTCATAATAGCGTCGTCCATTCGCCCAATGGTGGTCTGAATCTCTTTCATCAGGATCGGAATATCTTGGGGGTTCTTACTGATCATTGTCGGTCTCCTTATTAAGGTCATCAGTGCTAGGAAGGCCAATGAGTTCCGCACTCAGGCGGCCCCACTGCTTAGAAAGATCTTCACGTACTCCCATCAGTTCATTCTTAGTAGCATCAATCGCTTCAAACTGCTCGGTGTTATGTACCATCTTATCCATAAGCTTACTCATCTCAGTGCGGATATGAAGGATATGCAGAGGCTTAATGTTCTCAAGGACAAGGGCATCCTTAGTAATGGTAGCGGGACGGCGGTTGGCTTCTTGTGTTTCGGTCACTTACAGGGCTCCTTCGGCTAGGGTTCTAATTCGGGACATGGTTTCCTCGGCTTTACTAGGCCGAGAATCATTCGTAATGTTGAAGTCCCAATTGTTAACGAGGTTTACGATCTGGGTCATGGCAAGGCAGAAATTCTTGTTGTCATTCTCCAACGCCTGTACGTCATCCATTTCACTATACGTCATGTGTCTCCTTAAGTACACTAGGTTAATTTGGGGGCTCAGAGTCGAACTGAGGTTTCTGGGTTTAGAGCCCAGCGTCCTACCACTAGACGAACCCCAATAGTTAAACCCCCGCGTCGGCGGGAGGGGGTAAACAAACTTCCTCAGTTGGATGCGAAGGCATCGGGTGGTTCACCTCATTGTGTTGTTCCATTTGCCCTCCCAATAGTCATACATTGGGTCTTTGCAACACTTGGAACATCTGCACACTGTGATGTTGTACATCTCGAACTTCGCTTGCTCCGAGTAGTGGTGTTTTCTGTGGAGAAGACGGCAACGAAGCCAGTCCCTCTATTCTTCCCACCACGGCATCTTCTTACGGTCATTCATCGCTATCTCCTTTGAAACCCCCGCGTGGATTCCTTGCATTGTGCGGACACAAAGAAACAACACTTTGAAAGTCGTGGTGGTCAGTCATTGGCGGCCCCGCGCACCGCTTCCTGCCGCGCGGTCATGGCGTGCCTCCAGATACTCGTCAAGTTCTTTTTTGTATTGCTCGGGTGTTACGTCGCGCCGTTCGATGTAGTGGTTGCCCGAAATCGATAA